GCCGTAACGGACAGGAGCCGTGATAGCAGTAGCCGAGAAGGTCTTTCCTTCAACTTGAGCGTTAGCTGTTGCAGCTGCTAGAGTATCGGTCAAGAACTCGTGATACGTAGCTTCTGCTTTTGTGGTTCCCATTCTGTCATAGAATGGAGCTTCTTCAGGAGCGATGTTAGTGATGATGTCACTAAGATCTTCCTTGTTTCCAACAGCGTCGAATGAGCTGTATACATTTGAAAGTTCACCAGTCATTTTTATTTCTCCTTAGATTTGTGATTTTGACTGGGTTTAAATGTTGGTATGACATTTAACCGTAGTTTATTGTGTTGATTTAAGCCGTTCTGATGGGTGACTTAAGAGACGAAAGAGATGATCTGATGGGTATCTCTATGCCGTAAGCGTAAACTGTTAGCTGTTTTTATTTCCGTACATCTTCAAGAAAATCAGTTCGGCAGCGGCTTCATCCTTCTTTGAAGGTGGTCCGTGCTTCAAGATCTTTTGAAGGTCTTTAACTCTCTTTGTGCTGTTTGTTTCTGGTGCATCGGCTGTGTTTGATGACTCAACTCTTGCTTTGTTCTTTAGATCTTCTTTTTGAGCAATGATTTTATCAATCTTTTTCTTTTCATTTAGATTGAGAGGCTTTTCTTGTTTCTTTTCTCTGATGATTTTAGCGACTCTATCATATTCTTTGTTGAACACGTTATAGTTGTTGTCAAGTTGCCACTGCATAGGTTCTGGCAGTGTCAATGCCCAATCAACCATTGCTTTACGAATCACGTCAAAATCAGGATCGAGTGCTTTACGATTGTATTCAAAGATAGCTTCTTCTGACGGCTTTTCAACAGGAGCGGGCTTTTCAATCTCACCAGTTCGTAAGCCTTCTTCCAGCTTTGTCTTGAACCAGTCTGTTTCTAGAATCCTCTTATACGGTGCAATGAGGTTTCTATCTTCAGCGAGCTTATTCATCTTTGTTTCGTAATCATAAGATCTCTGTAGATGGTTCACTAAATCCTGATCAGAAACGTCTAGCTCTACATCTTCACCATTATACTTTATCTTGTACTTCTTGGTCTGAGGTGTTTTCTCTACATTTTCAGTTTCTTCAGTTTTTTCTTCAGAAGCTTCTTTTGAATCAGTTTCTTTTGTTTCCTCGGTCTCAGTCGCATCTGTTTCTTCAGTTATTTCTTCGGCTTGAAGCTCTTTACGTTCAGCTTCATCTGTGATGTCATTCTTTAGCTCCTTCAAGATGACGTCCATTACTTCATCATTTTCATTACCCATTGTCGGTATTCCTTTCCTACAGTAGATCTTTCACTTTTTCTAGTTTTTCCGTGTAATCTCTCCAAGCCTTGTCAACGAGTTTCTGTTGATCACTCTTATAAAGTGATTTATAGAGTGCTTCAAGTTCTTTGAAGTATGCATTCACGGCTTTGATTGTTTCGATCAGGTTTTCCTTTTCCTCTAACAGCTTTTCAAGACTTTCTATCTTTGTCTGAAGTTCTTGAAGTTCTTCGTTTTTCTTGAGCAGATTAGCTATTCCTCGAGCCATTGTCGCCCTCTCTTTCGTTTTAGTTATAGAACTTTGGAGTCCATCCTTCGCCATTCAGTCGAAATGTCGATACTGAGATTTGCTTTACTAGTGGTGTTCCACATTCTGTGCAGAGCATTTCTTCTTCGCTGTTAGACTTTGACAGCACTTCGAAGACTGCACCGCATTCTGGACATTCGTATTCATAGAGTGGCATAGTGTTTATCCAAAGATCTTATCTTTTAGTTCATCAAACATAGAGCGTTTGATTTCTAGCACTTCATTCCATTTCTTTACCGACTCTTCGCCGAATTCAACATGACTCTTTAGTTTTTGATCAAATTTCTTGAACAACCAGATCATGTCATAAACTCGTTCTCTAGATGCTTTATCACTTAGAGGAATCGTATCTAATAGCTGAAACAGTCTGTCGATGTTTCCCTCAATGAAGTCTTTTATGACTGGATTATCTAGAAGTACTTTTGCATTTTCACTTAGAAGCTGTGCTTCGTACACCTGCTTTTCTGCTTGTTCTATTCCTTCGTCTTGAATCATAGTCGACCTTCTTTATTCGATTATTTGTGGAAGCTGTGGCATTCCGCCCTGTGATGAAGGCATCGTGGCAGCACTTTCGCCCTGCGACAGTTTGTTTATTGAGCTGATGTTGGGACTCTGCAGTGCAGGATTCATCTCACTTGTGAGCTGAGGGTTCTGCTGAGTTTGTTTCTGTTGCTTTAGTGCAGCTGGAAGGAAACGATCAATGTCTTTATAGCCGAGATTTTTGACAATCTCTTTCCACATTTCCGATAGATTATCGCCGTCAAGTATCGGCATGAGAGGCTGCATCTGCGCACCGATCGACAGCAACTGCATCATGTTGTTTACTTGTTGCTGCTTTGAGTTAGCACCAATGAGAACGTTCACATCGATGTCATAACGTCCCTCTAGATCATCTGGCTTGAGTTCGATAAACCTTTCGTTCGTGATTCGTACAACCTGTTCGTCTGTCATGAACTTCTTGTTCATCAGGATCATTCCACGGAAGACGTCTTTCAAGCCTTCTGCCATGATCTTAGCCATCTTGCGGATTCTGCTATTCGCCTGATTGAGAGCCGCATACTGACCTGAAGCTGTCTGATTGTGAGGGTCGCCCACAGATCTGAAGATCTTGGAAACACCCGTTCTCTGCTCTCCTATTTCCTTCACAACTCCCATGAAGTTGACAACCGAGTTATTGACTGGCTGCACTCCGAGTTCACTAAGAGCCGCACGTACATCTGTTCCAGACTTCACTCTGATGGGAACACCAGGTCTGTTGTCCATGACGTCTGCCATGTAGACAGCTTCTGGATTGATGACTTTTCGTGCATTGTTCGACTGAGCGATGTTGTCGGCGGTCTGTCTAATGATAGAAGTGTTGAGACGCTGAATGTCTTTAGCAAACTCAGCAACGGGAATACCAGAGAATTTGTGCGTGTCTTTGATGCAACGAATGACGCTGAACGGAGGACGCTGATAGACGTTCTCTTCGTTTCTGATGATCACATTGTCGGCTACTGTGATGATACGATCCTCTAGCAGTCCGTCGCCGTCTGCATCGATCTTCACATAGCACTCATAGATCACTATTTCCTTGCGTGGATCATCTTGAACAGGCTCTTGTCGTCTTTCCAGATTATCCTGACCGTACATAGTCTGTTCTGTGACGTCATCGCCATAGCTGTCTGCATTCGTGGCAACTAATCTGTCGATGTTCTTATAGAAGCCCTCTTTCTGCTGCTTCCTGAGATAGTCGAGAGTGACTCTCTTGCGATGAGCTATGAATGGAGAGTCTGAGACTTTCTTATAGTTAGGGTGTCGCAGGAATTCCCAAGGTGGAACCAGTTCAAATCGTGGACCGTCGTAGTCAATCTCTTCACGATTCACATCTACATCATAACCTGTATCTTTCAGCTCATAGCCCGCAATGGAGATCTTTGCGTCTCTCGCCAATAGAAGCAGTTCCTCTTCGGTCACATCGGTGAGCTTGAAGTTGTTAGTATGAGCACTCTTTTCCCAGTGCCACTTGATGATTGCACCAGGACGATACATGAGAGCGTCTTGAACGATGTCGAGCAATAGATCTTCACCTTCATTCTGTCTGAAGAACTGGTAACGAATGAGTTCTTCCATCAGCTCCGAAGCATTACGATCTTCCAAGCCGTGAGGAATGAGTGTAGGGACTCCGTTTTGTTCACTAAAGATGTCGGCTAACTGAGGTGAAAGCCATTCCACAACTTCCATTACGTCAGTAGAAACAAACTGAGATTTTCCCTTTACAGCAGGCTGCTCTGGAATGTTTTTAGCTCTGTAGTATTTGTATGTGTGAGCATTTTCTACAGCCTCAACTTCCGACACTTCTTCAGCTGCATCGATGTCTTGACGTAAGAGTCGTAGTATTTGATCGTCATTTAGCATTTGTTATAGTACTTTCATCAGAGTTGATTTTTATAGCCGTTACTTTTTTCTTTCCATCATTTTCTGTATTGTTCCGAGAACTTCTTTTTCATCGAGAACCTTTTCAGTGTCTTCATTGATAGCTGTCATTGCTAAGTCTGTAATCTGTAAGCACATGTTTTGTCGAGCCTTCTCATTTTCATACTTTGATTCTGAAGCACTCACAACTTTAGCTTTTGCTGTGATTTCAAAAACATCACCGACGTCAGCATCTTCAATGCCGAGTTTCTCTAGAGTTTCCTCGTTGAGTTCTAGTCGTGTGCCATAGGGATACTGAGGTTCTGAAGGTTTTGAGATAGCAACCCCGGCAGTCTTTAGTTTCTCTTTGTTTTTTACTTTTAGCGAGATCATCTTTTCCATTGTTTTATTCCTCTACGTAGTTCGCCCAAGAGCGCATGTTATCTTGCATTCTGTCGTATTTATCGAAGCCCTGATCAATGAGATAGTCATTCCAGCAATCATAGAGAGTGCCATCGGAGAAGCCAGCATCAGCCAAGAATGCCCGTTCTTTATCATTGAGAGTCCCTGTAGTGAAGCCAGCCTTGATGTAGTATGAGTTGACTCTATCAAACAGAGTGCCAGAGCCTTCAAACTTCTTTACTATGTCATCGTGACAGAGCACATCTAGTACTATAGACATTGTTTATTCCTTCTTATCCGTAATAAAAACCCTTGAGTTGATCATCTGTAAATGGTTTGAAGAGCTGCTCTATTTCTTTGAATGTTTTGCAGCCGTCTATTCCTACAGCAGCGTAACGGAACGCATCAGAGCCGTTAGATGCCCAGTTATGAAGAGGCTTATCTTTCCAAATGCTATTTTTGTTGTCCCATGTGCGACTGTAGTTTTCCAGTGCTTTGAGTCCTCGTTCACATTTGGCGGTGTCGAACCAGCACTTATTGAGGAATCTACGTACGGCTTCGATTCCGTCAGCAACTGGAATGTTATCTACAACATTGAACTTTACACCGAGTTGCCGTGCTATTTCTTTTCTCGTCTTTACAGTCTGTTGACCACCTGAAGCAAACTCGCGGACCTCTATGTCGTGAGGTGCCCAGTGCCCATAGTTGATGTCATAAGTGTATGGTTTATTAGCCAGAATGTTTATGTAGTGCGCCAGTGACTCACCAGAATTCTCATAGTAGTCGATCACGTGGATTCTATTTTCACTAATCTTCTGAAGGAACCAGATGCACGTTGTATCGCTTACGCCCAAGTCCCAAAATGTGTAGACTGGTTTTCTATCATCATAGGGCAGCTCACATACTCGACCGTCTTGCCTTGCCTCTACTAACTGCTTCGCATAATACGATCCTTGATTAGCAGCTGCGAAGTCACATTCCATTTCTTGATTGTAGACTTCTTCACTGACAGCCAGTCTGTAACGTTCTAGTTCCTCACTGCTAAGAATGCCCGTTTGAGAAGCTTTGAACATCGCCGTATAGTATTGCTTATCAGTCAGAGCTTTCTTGTAGAGGTCGTAGAAATGATTGTGACCCTTGGGAGTGCCAGTTACAATGAGAATACCTTGACGGTCTGATAAAGCAGGGAGTATTACTTCAGGCAGAACAGCAGGGTCGATGTCTGCGTATTCATCTAGTGCAACAATGTCTGCGCGGATACCACGTAGTGCATTGTAGTTATCTGCACCCAATAGCTTCATCCTTGCGCCATTGGGAAAGTCTATTTTTAGCTCTGATTCGTTGATCTTTATTCCTGGGATTTTAGAGCCGTAGAATTTAGCAAAGTCCCAGCAGATTTGACGAGCTTGACTAAAAAATGGGGCTATATAATAGCCTCTAGCCTCCTTTTTATCACACTGAACAAGAGTCTTGATGATCTGATTGACTAGAAAGACGGTCTTGCCTGCTCTACGATGTGTAACGATTACATTAAATCTTTTGAGGTTCTTATGCAGTTCCAGCTGCATAGGGCGTGGCTTATATAGTTCTATTATAGTTTCTTTAGTCATCTAATACTTTCGTTCTGAGTCGATTCATCAGTAAAACGGTTGTTATATAATCTTGAGTGTCGTTACAGATGAGCAAGTGTTAAGTTGAAGTGCTTTATTACGTAACAGAATCAACCATGTAGTGCTGAGTTTTACATAATGTTCTCTTATCGGACGGAGAAGTGCTCTGTAGAATCGTCACGGTGCGACTATGTTGTTTTGCTTATTAGTAATCTCATAGTGCTCAGTGAGTTGTCTATAGGCGGGCAGAGCTATCTTTTTTCCGTTATCGAGCAGCATCTTCGAAGAATCCATGAAGTGCTTATTAGTAAGTATGTTGAAAACCTCGTTGCAGATTCACAGTGCAGTTCTTTGTGCGTTAGCGGAGACACTCTATCAGCATCTTTTTATTCGTTTTCATCCTCATCTGCCCACTTTATGACGAGATTTCCCGAGTGCTTTAAATTGACGTCTTCATCGCCATAGCCTCTCTTCTTAGCTTTTCGACTAAGGAAGAACTTCAATGACTGCGAATCCATAAGCTGTACTGCGCCAAGAAGTGCTTTTTCTGCGTTGTCTATGATTTCCTCTTCGACTTCATCGACGGCACGCTTAAACTCTGGATCGTGCTGAAGGTAGCTGTAGTACGTAGATCTTTGCATCGGCACCGCTTTGCACGATTGAGCAATGTGATAAGTTCTAGCGAACTCCTTGATAAATAACAGCTTTCTGTCCTTATCGCGCTGACTTCCAGAGAACGCATAGTTCTCTTCAAAGTTTATTTCTTTTGGTTGTTTAGGGAGTTTTCTCATCGTGTTTTTATTCCTTTAGCAGCCTCTAGAGCATCACAGTAAGTACATCAGATAGATAGCATTAGAGAGTCTATACAGTCATTATTAGAGTTGAGTATGTGTCGAACCTTTAGTTTTAGTAAGCCATTAGCTACTGCGTTGTTTTAGATTTAGTTGTTAGTGAAGTAAGGAGCAGAGTTAGAACGTTCTAAACTATAAGAATCGATGTGGTGCGCAGCAGTGAGGTTCTAGAACATCTAGTTTTATCAGTGCAATCGTTATCCACTCTTATGCGATTGCTGATTGCTGATTGGTGGTATGAAGCCCTACGTTTTAGGAGAGAGGGATTAGTGGACCAATTTTGCTTAACCGTCATTTCGTAATAGAATCAACAAGATGCAATCCATAACGTAGGATTTACGAGCATCATCAAGTGGATAGCCAACACGCTCTGATTAGCATCATTAGAGTTTTGCTGTATGCATCTTAAATTGTAAAGAACAACTAGACGTCGTTTACGATGTTATTTTGAGTAACAGTTTTAGGATTGCCGTTGACGTCTGATAAAGTATGTTTGAGGCTGGAGAAGCCAATCGATCATTGTTATTATAGCTGAATCAACATTCAGTGGAAGCCGTCATAGGCGAGTCGATGTTCTTACAGCCTCAAGGTCTAAATTTTGTCGTATATAAGTAAATTATAGAGAAATCGTATAGATGTAAAATTTATTTTCGTCGACATATAAAATAGTTTCTAAATCTCGTCATCATTTAATTATTTATGTCAGAACCATCATTCCAGAGCCATCTGAGTCATTATAATTGTGAGCCATTTGAATCATTTGAGACTGAGTGGCTATGAATCTGAGGTTAGACTGAAGTGGAGTCTATTCCTAGTTGAAACTGGGTTTGTGGATTTAGAAATGTCTAGAACTGTCG